GGTAAGAGAGCGAGACCAAATTTTTGTGCGCATCTTAAAGATGAACCAGTAACGTTTAAGAAAATGCGATCAAAGAAAACACGAGTATTTACTGGAGCACCTCTAGATTTTTCTATTGTTGTCAGAAAGTATTTACTATCTTGTGTTAGATTCATTCAAAGAAATAAAACTATCTTTGAAGCAGCCCCAGGAACTGTGGCCCAATCTTTAGAATGGGCTGGTCTTGGTGAATATATTTTCCAGTTTGGAGTCGATAGAATCGTAGCTGGAGATTATAAAGCTTATGACAAAACGATGCCTCCTGCATTTATTATGGGAGCTTTTAAAATTCTACGCAGAATGTGTGAAAAATCTGGAAATTTTTCAGAAAAGGATCTTAAAGTTCTGGATGGCATTACTATAGATACAGCTTTTCCTTTAGTGGAATTCAACGGAGACTTAATTCAGTTTTTTGGATCTAATCCATCTGGTCACCCTCTAACTGTTATAATCAATAGTTTAGTTAATAGCCTATACATGCGTTACGCATACATAGTATTAAATCCTGAACAGGAGTCTGCATCTTTTCGGAAGAATGTTGCACTCCTTACTTATGGAGATGATAATATTTTAACAGTGTCACGCAATATAGATTGGTACAATCACACCACAATCACTCAGGCTTTTGCTGATATTGGGCTTGTTTATACTATGCCTGACAAAGAAGCTGAAAGTGTGCCTTTTCTATCTTTAAACCAAGCATCTTTTCTTAAGAGATCTTGGGTTTATGATAAAGATGTGGGTGCTTATTTAGCCCCACTAGAGCATGAATCGATAGAGAAGATGCTTATGGTGTGGGTGAAATCCAAATCCATTGTGGAGGAGGAACAAATCATATCAGTTGTTACATCCGCTGTGAGAGAATACTTCTTTTATGGGCGAGATGTTTATGAAGAAAAGAGAAAATTACTCTCTGATATGATTATTGCGTTGAATTTGGATGCATGGGTGAAAGATTCAACGTTCCCAACTTGGGAAACATTATATGAGGACTTTTTCTTAAATTCAGAACATGCACTCTATACCTATGAAAATGATTTCTTAAATGAAAATCCTGAAAATTAATATGGAATCAGGATTTATCTTAGAATAATCTCAGACCTGGAGAAAGTCTTAAAAAGTCTCATAAAATTCTATTAGGTTTAGTTCTCCTTCTAGTCTTATAAATTACTGCAAACAATACAAAGGCGGGCAGTCCGTGTAAACTTGCCAACGCGTGTTTGATGCGAAATCAGACCGAGAACAAGGATGGATTTCCTTGCATACAAACTTATAATTGTAATAGTGGGACTCACATAGTAAATACAACAGATATGGTTTTGCAATCTGCTGAAGTTGATACTTTGGAGAACAACACTATTAATGCTTCTGCTAGTGTATCTGAACAAATTTTAGGATTTGTGGATGATGTACCTGGTGTGGATATGAATATACCACAACCACTGTACAGAACATTACCAGATAAAACATTCAATTCTGACTTAGGAGAATTCTTAAGTAGACCTACTATGATTCATGAATTTACATGGAGTGAAGGTTCTGCTGTGACAGGGACAACTATTGACCCTTGGACACTTTTTATGAATAATACTACAATTAGAAAGAAGATTGATAATTATGCTTATATGAGATGTAATCTCAAGCTCAAATTTGTTATTAATGCTTCGCCTTTTTATTATGGCGCTCTTCTTATGTCATATCAGCCTCTATCAAAATTTACACCAGCTAATATATTGGTAGGTAATGATAAAGAATTGATACCTTACTCGCAACGACCTAACATAACACTGTATCCTCAGAATTCCCAAGGAGGTACAATGTCACTCCCTTTTATATTTCACAAACAATGGTGTGAATTATCAGCCACTGAAGTATCTAATCTAGGTAGACTGACATATAAATCCTTTGGAGTCTTACGGAATGCTAATAGTGTTTCTGGGACAGATTGCGACATCACAGTCTATGCATGGGCTGAAAATCTTGAATTAGTTGGACCAACTGTTCTTGATGCCCTGCATTCCCGTGAGGTTGATTGTGATGATGAATACTCTCATCAGGGAACTCTATCTAAGCCAGCTTCCGCTATAAGTAGAGCAATGGGAACTCTTTCGGAAATCCCATTCATCAAACCTTTTGCTACAGCTACCAGTATGGTTGCTGGAGCTATTGGTAATGCGGCTGCCAACTTTGGTTTTACAAATGTTCCAGTTATTGATGATGTCCATTTTTTCAAAAATTCGACATTACCTCATTTAGCTGCAACAGATATAGGTAACCCTGTTGAAAAATTGACAGTTGATTCTAAAAATGAATTGTCCATTGATCCAGCAATTGCTGGAATAGCGTTGGACGATGAGTTAAATATCGCCAAATTCTGTGCTAGAGAGTCCTATCTTACATCGTTTGAATGGACTCCCACAGATGCATCTGGTGATATGCTTTTCAATATTTTAGCAACTCCTGTTCATAGAGACTCGTACGCGGTCTCGGGTGGTACTGCAATTTACCCATTACCTATGTATATGGCAGCGTCATTATTTGATTATTGGCGCGGTGATATGATATTTAGATTCAAAATATTGTGTACTAAATACCATAAGGGTAGATTGGAAATAAATTGGTGTCCAAATGGTACACCAGGTTCAGCTGGTAATACCACCAATGAAATTTATACCAAAATTCTAGATATAACTAAGAATACTGATATTGAATTTCGCGTACCTTATTTACAGTCTACGGCTTACAAACAATGTAATACTTACACTTCAGCCACACTATTTTCCACATCCACAGCCATTTCTGGTGGTGGTACGAATGATAATGGTGTATTGTCAGTGAAAGTAGTTAATAAGCAAACTTCTCCTTCAGCATCATCAGATATTACTGTTCTGGTGTATGCTAAGTGTGCCGAGAATTTTGAGCTTGCTAGTCCGCAACCTGTAAATGTTCGGGATCAATTTTATGCAATACAGTCTAAGGAAGTAGATTATGATCCCATTACTAGTGATAATATGCAACTAGGAGAATCTTCATCAGAAGATCCTAATCTGAACTTGATCTATCAAGGTGAAAAGGTAGAATCCTTTAGATCTTTATTTAATAGATCAGTTTATTATTTCACAACTCGCAACCACTTTGTTAATACGAGTACTCTTTTTGTTATTGCAAATAGACTACCTCGTTTTCCTGTAATACCAGGATTCGATGCAGATGGGTTGCATAGTGCGATTGGCCCTGTATCCGGTTTACCTGCCTCATATAACTTTGTTAATTGGTTACCAATGACATGGTTGGCAAGTTGTTTTATCGGACACAGGGGATCTGTCACCTATCATGTAAATTGTGGCACAGACAACATTGATAGAGTTACTTTCAACAGAGATAGACAAACATTACAGTCTTCCGCTTTTGATAGTAAGACAGAGATTAACTTCATAACTTCATCCAGAAACGAAATCGCTAATTTTAATAACATCAATCATAATCCTGGCACATCCGGATTGACTTTTACAAATCCTTCCGTGCAGACAGGTCTGTCTGCTAATGTTCCGATGTATTCTCGTTATAAAATTATGTCAAATGGGATAGAATCCCGCACACTGGGTGCTACCGAAGATGGAAGTAATCAAGATAGTTTCGAAATAATTTCTTCAGGTAAGACAGAAGCTGATTTCTATTACACAGGTAATGATCTCTATGTTTCTGCTGGACCAGATTTTTCTTTGATCTTTTTCTTGAACGCTCCAACTGTATATCGGTTATCGACTGGAGTTACACCAACGCCATAGTTCCTGCTTCTATTCAAAAAGCAATAATCATCGAGCAGTGATGATTTCCATACGTGATGAATTCATTTATGACCGACGTGTTGTCAAACTTTATAACATACAATCGTGTTGATTGTGTCCCAC